ATGATCCAGCAGCTTTATCACCCTCTACTACTTTATCAGCAGCACCTGAACGATTTACTTGTGATGGTGATACAATCGGAATACCTAATTCCTTAGCTAATCCTTTAGCATCAGTATAGATATCATCTAAATCATCTTTACGTTCATTTCTAGCGCGTTGACGATTTTTTAATAAATCTAAATAATCAATAAAGATAACATCGGGTCTAAAATTATGTTGGTTCCATAATTGGTCCAAATGGCGCTCAATATCATCTAATGATGCACGTTTTGGTGGATATTCCTTAATAATTAATTTACCTGCTAATCCTTTAGTAGCATCTTCGATTTTAACTCGATGTAATGGTAATTGATCAACTGGAATTCCTAATAGATTAGCATCAAAACGTTGTCCGACATATCCTTCACCTAATTCTAATGTGTAATATACTACTTTACCACCTAATTTAGCAGCTTCTAACGCCATCGAAATTGCAGCCCATGATTTACCAGAACCAGGCCCGCCAAAGAATATAATTAAATCACCTTTACCATAACCACCTTGCGTAATTGAATTAATCTGTGGCCAAGGTGTTGGAATAACACGTCTATCGTCTGGTCTATAACGTGCTTCTACATCTAATTCATAATCGTGTCCTGTATTTTTTTCTTGTGATGTAACGATTGCTTTAGAAATTAATGAGCGAATTGATTCGTAATCACCATCATTTAATAAATCAACAGATGTCATAATTGCTTTCTTCATCTGTTGGTTTTGACAGAATTTTAGAAATTCCTGCTCGATGTATTCTTTATCGTGTGCTTGATCAGCCATTTTATAGGCTTCCTTTAATTCCTCAACAACAGCAATCTTTAATACATCATTATCTTCTTTTTTTACTTCGATCTGAAGTGCCTCCATCGTAGGAGTAGTATGGAATTCGTCGAAGTATTTATTTAATTTAGTTACAATCCACTTTCTGGCTGTATTTTCAAAATACTCATCTGTAACTGAATCTGATACATCTACTAGAAATTTTCTATCCGTTAATAACAAACCTAATACTTTGGTTTGAAACGAATTCCCGTACTTATCTAAACTATCTAGTGCTGTCATTTATAACCTTTATTTATAACTTTTATTGCTTCCAATCTAATGAGGAAAAATTCTCTATCAACCATCCTTGCCAATTTACACGCTCATTTAATTGATCATCCTCCGTCATTTCAACGAAATTTCCTATGTTCAGTGATGGTGGTGCATTTTCAACTGCATCATCAACAATGCGCTTATCCTCGTCGTCTATGTTCGGATCTTTTAATGACATTAATTGATAATTAATACCTAATTGGCGCTCAAATTGAATGATTTTAGTATATAATTGATTTTTATCTTCATTTTCTTTTGCTTTATGTAACATGTATTCTAAATCAATAGGAATAGAATCCATTAATTCAGGATATAACTTAAATACTTTTTTAGGACCTAATCCCTGTATTCCAGGAACGTTATCGCCAGAATCCCCTAATAACATTTTGTAGTTGATAAAGTTATTTGGATGTACAAAATATTCTTCTAGTACATCATCAGCTCGGTATGTTTTCTTCTTAGTTGGCGAATATATTTCTGTTTTATCTGATACCAATTGTAGAAAATCCTTATCAGCAGACATAATCGTTACTTTATCTGTTTCTGGATCTGCTTCAAATTTTTTAACTAAATATCCCATCACATCATCGGCTTCAATTTTAGGAATACAAATCATCGATACTGGTAATTGAGTGCAGTATTCAATTAATCGTCCCATTTGATTAGCCATTGATTCGCTTTCTTCTTTTTTATCGCCAAATACTTTCCAATTAGTTACTTTTAAATTAGTGCGATTTGCTTTATAATCAGAATATAGATATTTTTTATTAGTGGAATTGCCTTGCCCATCAAATACTAAAATAACCCTAGTCGGTTGGTATAGCTTAATAGCATAACCAACCGATTTAAGGAAGCCAACAAGACCACCTACATGGTGGCCGTTGGGGTTTAAGTGCTGAATAATAGCAAATGAGCGTAGGAATGTATTCATTGAATCTACAACAAGTACTCTAGCATTTTTTGAATTATTCTTATCTGCGCTTAATTCAGAAAATAATTTATTCAGGAATTCTTTATCCATTGTCTTGTTGTTCTATTATTGACATAATTTCTCTAGTTAAAGAACCTGCGGTTTTAGTGCCATCAAGACTCCAACGTATAATAGCAGCTTCTATAACACTATATAATTCATCTTTATTCATTATCTAGTTCATCATCAATAGCAATTGTTGGAGCGATGTTTTTACCTTCATCCCATTCACTGCTATCTTCAGTAATTTGTAGATCATCCACATCTGTTAGTCCGTTGAACCACTCACGTGCATGTTCTTTCTTGTATTTAGCAATCGCATTTGGTGTATCGCTAATAAAACCATGTGGAGTAACAATAATAGTAGAAGCAGTTGCTACACCACAATCAGCGTGGATCTTATCAATCGCTATTTTAGTACGTTTAGCAAATTCTACTGATTTACCGTCTTTAACTGCTTTGATCTTAGACGTACCTGAATTAGTTACGTTACCATAAGTAATAACAACAGCAGCATCCCAATACATTGTATCTCCACCTTTATTAGTACGTTTAGGTTGTGCCATCGGCATCATAGCCGGCTGAACACCTGTCTTATTAATAACGAAGAATGTATTCGTGTATGGGTATTTTTCCTTACGCGATAATGGAAATTGCTGATTGATAAAGTTACCAAATTGAGTAGCCATCGCACCTGCATTCCACATTGGATTGTTCTTGCCTTGATCTACACTCATTTGACATGGAAGTGATCCAACTGAATCCCATAGAAATAATAAATCGTATGGTAAACGTCCTTTTGCTTGCTCGTTTAAAATATCTGAAATAAATGCGGCCACATCTTCAATACAACCGATAGAGCCTCTATCAATGTAAAGAAAAAAACCATCATAATCAATTACTTCACCTGTATCTTCATCTGGAATAGCGGTTAATTCTAATCCCATTTTTTGTGCATGAGAAAAATCCCATTTCATTTCCGAAATAATAAATACAGGCAATATGCCCATTTTCTGAGCAGTAACAGCAGTTTCAATAAGTAAAGTTGTTTTACCTGTATCAGAACCTCCACGCGCAATCGTAATTTGTCCCATTGGCACACCAGGAATAGAAAGTGCGTCTTTTACTGCTGGAGTAAATGGGATCCATTTTTGTTCTTTAAATTTAGTAGTCTGATCTAAGTATTTAGATTTCTTAAATGCAGATAAGTTAAATTTAGACTTGTCACCCAAAATATGGGTGACAGTCTCGGATGGTGATTTTTTAGCCATTATTGAAATAATTCGTCGAATTTATCTGATGAGTTTGTGTTCAAAGAAAACGCTGATTTTTCTTGTTCTGTTACTTGATTATCATTAACCCAATCTGATTGTACTGAGGGTAATGGGTCTGCAGGTGTTGGAGCAGGAGCAGCAGGTGCTGCTTGTTCTTCTTCAGCTTCTGGATTTAACCATTTAGCTAATAATTCCTTAATATCATTGTATTCGCGTTTGCGATTAATAGTCATGATATCAGGTTGTTCTTCTAGCCACTTATTAATCTGATTAATATCTTCCGAAATTGGTGACGCTTTTGGACGAGGACGTAATGTACAGCTAACTACCTTACGACCAGCAACTTCTGCTGCTACTGCATCGATTTTAAAATCAAATCCTTCTTGGATATCAGTAAAATCACCATAATCCTCATCTGCCGCAAATCCTAGCAATGATTTGTATACTTCCTTACCGAATTCCCATAAACGAACTCCTAAATGTTCTTCGCCACGAACAACAACAGGAACAAATACACGCATTTTTGGATCTAACTTCTTAGCTAATGCCCAGTTGTCGCGATCTTTTGATTGACGTAATTTTGCTGCAAATTCCATAATTGGATCTGCTTCTCCAAAGTTGTTTAGAGCTAAAACCGGACCTTTAGCGAATCCATAATGGAAATATACTTCCTTAAATGGGTTTTGCTTATTTGATTTTGCGGGTACGATGCGGATCGTATAATTGCCTACCTGAGGCTTCCAGAACACTTTCGTGTAGTCGATTTTTTCGTAAGTCTTACCACCACTGTTTTTGGGTGCGTTAAGGTTACCTAATTTTTGCTTTAATAAAGCTAAATCCATAATATAACTATTTAAGTTTTAAAAATTGTACTCGGTAATGGTAATTGAGAAATCCTACAGATTAATTATCTTGTGGATTTTTGTTTGAATGATATTTAAATCATTATTTTGAATTAACAAGATTGAATTTTTATAATCCAACCACGTAATGCGATAATTGGTATCTAATATACCACTGTTCAAAGACTTGATTAATGCGTTTAATGCATTTATTGTATATAACGTATTTGACTCTTTTTTACGATGTAGCAATATTGTGTTAGGTAACACTGATTGTTGCTCCATATTGAATGTATCTATATTATAAGTACAGACATATTCTTCAGTCGACAGCGATTCCAACACAAATATTTTAGAATATAAAATAGTATATTTAGTCGTTAAAGTATTTAGAGTATTATCTAATTCTTCAGGAGCCGTGAATGTGCAGAATAGCTTATTAGCCATTAAAAATGTATTGTTAAATAAATCGTAACTTAAGTCTAACATAAATATATGATTTATTCTATTTCTGCGTAGTTGTGTCCAGACTTCGTGGAGTAATTAAACTTCAGTAGCGAAGTTATGCTATCTAATAAATTTTCCGACGAATCATAATCCAATAATATAGAATCGTATGTGTATAATATAATTTTTGTTTTCTTATCTTTAAGTAAATTAACAACAGCTGAAAACTGCACTACATTAAATACGGTTTCTGTATTTTGGACAATATAATTAAGTAATTTTTGTGGTGTTGGGTTTTCAATCATTTCTTTAGTGAAACGTTTACCGAATTGTGTACCAATTCCAATCAGTTCTTCATTCCATAATTTATTTGTATAACGATTTACATCAGAAAAGAATGGTTTATCTTGGAAGTCCTTTCTAACGCCACCATATAATTGTTGAAATACTAATTCCTTAATTGTTTCAGGTGTTGATCCGGGGAATTGAAGCGATAATTGTTCGTATATGTTTCCTGTAAATTCATATCCCGCTAATTTAGCGATAATAGTTGGGTGATATGCTTTAAAATCTATTTCAACTAACGTATCGTTTTCTGGAATAAATGCAGCACGTTCACCATTTGTTTTATTTAATGCCGCAAAATTAACACCATTAAATGCATTTGATGGTCTTCCAGTTAATGTATATAAATTATATTGTGTGTATATTTTACCTTTAGATACTGAAAATTTAGGGTTGGGTAATGTTTTAAAATGCTCAATGAATGGTTCCTTTGATAATTTAATACCTTGCTTTTCAATATTGTAAAATAATGGAGCAATGTAGTGATTCAAGAATGCATATGGCTCTAAATCTTCACTAATTTTATTTATTGTTTGCTCAATATGATCATATATATTTTCATATTTTTCATAATGTTTTGCTATAGGAATTAGTGTTGATGGTGCTTCAGTATAGTATTTGCGTTTGAAATCCGTTTCAACTTTTGATTCGTATTGCTCAATATTAATTTCTTGATAGTGTTGATATGAGTTAATCAGTTGCACATCAATTAATTGAGGACTCAACGTGGGGAAATGGTGTAACACCGCTTTCTTATCTAATGTATATAGATTATTGACTTTAGATAGTTTGTCGAGTATATCGGTGATTGATAACGATAGTGATTCGGAATGGTTTACACATAAAATGTACCCTTTATGTCCTTTAATCCATCTAACATAAATTAGGCTGATGTTTTGTAAAGCAGGATGATAGTTTTCATTCGTTGCAATAATATGAATGAATGTATCTTCACCAATATGTAACTGATCTAATTGATCTTGTTTTTCAATAATATAAAACATAGCATAACCTTTTACTTAAATGTAGTTAAGAATTCTATATAAATTCCAAAATTCCAGGAAGTTCTCTTTCTATTCTGTTTAATTCTTCTTCTGGAGAATATGGAGGATTCCAAAATATTGAAGTAGTTAAATACAGTGGGTTTGGTTGGGCGTTTCTATATGTTGTTATATCAACCTCAATTATTGGAGCATCAATTTTATTTTTTTGTTTAATAAAATAACGTTGAGATGGTTCAGTATTTCTACTATATGCATATTTAATTCGAATAATTGGGAAATTATCTTGTTTAATTAAATTCATTATGTTTGGATTATTACGAAGATATACTGGGTCAACGTTACTGATATCATATGCTGCTTGGTGTAAATTTGATGTATATGGGATCAAAGCTAATGCTGTGGGATTATATTTAGCTCCAATATAATTTTTACCAGCATTTGAGTGATAATATCCAACATAGTTTTCATATGTTGCTTCTATTAAAAACTCATCACCTCTAGTATATAAATCTTCTAATAGTCTATTTTTAGGAGGTCTCATTATTGTCCGTTAACAATTTTAGTTACTGTTGGATTTTGTGAATATGATGTTACTTTAGCATATTGTGTATCATATGGTGGTTTATTTAGATTACGTACTATAGCACCGGCAGTAACATTAGTTACTAATATGTTAGCTTGTTCTTGAGTACAATTATTAGGATCAATTTTTAATTTTTTAGCCATTGCAGGTATATTATTTTTTAAATACTGTGCATTAATTTTAGCAGCTACTGCTGGGTCGTTAGCTAAATCCGGATTATTAACTAAATCTACACCTATTTGTTTACCTATTTTTTCGTATGCTGCTCTTCCAGTTAATTGATTAAATCCTCTTCCTCTATATCTCCACCCATCTCCAGATTGTGTGTTTCCTAAACCTAATTTAGCTTTTTTATCTGCTGCTGGTCCATATATTAAATCAGCAAATGCTACTGGACCTTGTGCTTTTACTGCGGATAGTTGCTCTGGAGTTAGGTGAGAAACACGACTTGGGAAAGTTGCATAAATTTTAGCATTATCAGTAAAACACCACCCCCTTATATCTTCACTTTGAGGTGCTCCTCCTGATTCTTTCATTATAACTGATAAAGAAGCAATTTGGACAGTTTTTGTAAATCCACCTAAGCTATCTTTAACGGATGTTAAATTAGCGGCAACTTGTTTAGAAGTTATAGGGGCTGTTTTAGCTACTCTAGTTACTGTTACTACTTGATTAGTTGTTGGATCATAAATATAAGCTGTTTCTAATGTTATATTAATACTTAAATCAGCTTTGCTTTTATTTAAAGTATCTGCTACACTATCTGGAATCGATGGGTTACCATCAATTACTGTTTTCCATTGGTTATCTGTGCCTATAGTGTGTTTAATATTAGTAACTATATATTGTAAATCAATTCCACTTTCATCACCCTTATATGATGATGGGGTAAAT